CGGCTTTTGCGATTCGAATGGAAACCTGCTCAAAGATCCAGTGCAAGTATTTCTCGGCGGCCTGGATGTCCCCACGCTCACCGACAACGGCGACACTTGCACGATCGAGATCACCTGCGAGAACCCTCTACTCACGCTGAACCTGGCACCCAACCGCCAGTTCGACGATGCTGACCAGCAAATCTATTTTCCCGGCGATCTGGGCTTGAGTTTTGTGGACGCGCTGATCGAGCTGCAGTTGCTATGGCCCACCGACGGCGGGTCTAACGCCGCGTTTTACCCGACCAAGCTCACACTCACCCCGAACAATGCCGACATCCTGGTGGGTGGCACGGTGTCGCTGACCGCGACGGTTTACTACTCAGATGGCAGCAACGCGAGCTACGCGGCCGGCACCGGAGGCTATGCCACGTTCCACTGCGCCAGCTCGAACCCGGCGATCGCCACCATCGACTCCGTCACCGGCGTGGTGACCGGGGTGAGTCCTGGAGTTTGCAACATCCTACTGCGCAGCGCCGACCTGCACGCCAACGCTTCTTATGCGGTCTTCCGCTCGTCCTGCAACATCATCGTGAGGTCGGTCTGAAACTGACTCGCTACCACGACTGGCCGGAGCGGCTCTCGCAGATCCTCTCCACCGCCAACGCCGCGGGCTTCCAGTGGGGCACGCTCGATTGCGCGCTGAGCGTGTGCAACTGCATTCGCGCCATGACCGGCGAAGACCCGGGCGCGAGCTACCGCGGGAAGTATTCCGACGAAGCCGGCGCGATGGCCATCACTGGGCCGGATCTCGGAGCGTTCATCGCAGGCATTGCCGCGAGGTATTCGATGGAAGAGATCTCTCCCGTCACTTTCGCGCGCCGCGGCGACGTCGTTCTGGTCGACAACAGCACGCCGCAGGGCGCTCTGGGCATTGTCGCGCTCGACGGCCGCTTCGCCGCCTGCATGGGCGACTCGCGCATGCTGCACGTCCACATGCACCGCTGGAAGCGTGCGTGGAAGGTGGGATGAAGTTTCACGACATGGGAGTCCAGGATGGCGAACGATGGGTCGCCTTTCATTGCCCTGGCTGCGAGGGCGGCCACGCCATTCCTGTTAGCGGCCCTCGTGCATGGAAGTGGAACGGCTCACTCGAAAACCCCACACTGACGCCGAGCATTCTCGTGAATCGCGGGAGAGCAAACCCAATCGCGCAGGTCTGCCATTCCTTTGTTACGAACGGGAAGATTCAATTCCTCGCCGACTGCACTCACAAGTTCGCAGGACAAACGGTAGAGCTCACCGATTTCGAGAGCTAACCCTCACCCGTGTCGAAAACCATCACAGAAATCGGGATCATCGTCGGCGGCGCAGCCATTGCCATCGCCGGCGCTCTAATTCCAGGCGCCCAGCCCTTTATCGGGGTCGGGATCTCAGTGATGCTCGCAGGCATCGGCATGGCGCTGCGGACCGTGCCGAAGCGCGTGGGTTCGGCCAATGTGCTGGCGGTGAGCAGCGGCCCTGGCCCGCGGCGCGTGCTCTATGGGCAATTCCAATGCGCAGGGTTGCTCACCTACTCAAGCTTCCCTCCCGGCGCGAATCTTCTGACCGGCGGCAATCCCAACACGCAATACCTGCAGTTGGTCTACACGCTTACCGGGCACGAGATCGAATCGTTCGATGCGGTCAGCGTCGATGGCGTCGTCTACAGCCTTGGCGCCGCAGGCCATTGCGACCTGGAGTGGGAGACCACCGGTCCCGGCTACATGTGGCACTTGAACCCGTCAAACAGCGGCTCACGCAACGACTTTTACTGGGAGCACATGTTCTTCGAGTTCGACTTTGGCCGCAACTCGAGCGCGCAGCCCTTTCCGAATCTGGCCGGGATCGACCCCGCATGGACAAGCGCCTGCATCCAGCAGAACTGCGCCAAGGTGCATGTGATCCTGCAATACGACCCGGGTTATCCCAACGTCTACTCCAACGGCGAGATCCCCAACATTCAATTTCTGATCACCGGGAAAAAGCTGATCGACCCGCGCATCGTCACGGCGTGGCAGCCTAGCAACAGCTATCTCCAGTACCAGTACATCGTCGACAACCTCGGCAACCTGTGGATCCAGACCGCGGGCTCAGGAACGAGTGGCGCGACGCGGCCGAACTTTGAAGGCTCGATCGGAACGCCGCCGGTCACGCTGAGCGATGGCGGCGCGAGCTGGACGTATTACGGCTTCACCCTGGCTGGCGCCTTCACCTGCACCAGCGCGGCGCCGCAGGGCAACATCTACGGCGGCCGGCTGGTGAATGATGCGTGGCTGAACACTAACACCTTCGCGGAATACCAGGTGATCGAGGCGCCGATCGGCTACCTGCAGATGCAGACCTCCGCTTCCGGAACGACAGGAGCCGCGGAGCCGGCCTGGTCAACCACGCTGGGCGGCGCCACCACCGACGGCACGACAACCTGGACGTGCCTTGGCCGCTCGCCGCACGCGATCAATCCGTCGAACCCGGCGCTGGTGGTGAACGACTATCTACAGAACACCGACTGGGGCCTGGCCGCGGTCGCTTCCACGGTCGACGAGAGCTCCGTGATTGCCGCGGCAAATGTGTGCGAAGAGCAGGCTCTGATCGTTTACTGCGCCGATGGCGGCAAGACTTATGAAAACCTCTACGCCTGCGACGGGCTCTTCGATCAATCTTCCGTTCGCGGCGATGTGCTGAGCGCGCTGGTCGGCAGCATGGCCGGCTGGGTGATTCCTCCAGGCGACCTCTGGCACGTGTTCGCTGGCAGCTATATCACTCCGACCATCTCGCTGGGCGACAATGACCTGCGCTCGGCTCTGAAGGGAGACTTCCGCATTTCTCGGCGCGACGCGGCCAACGGTATCAAGGGCACGTTCACGCCCGGCTATCTGGCCACGAACCCGGCGCTGCAGATTTCGCTCACCAACGTTTCCCCGCTGTGGCAGGCCTGCAGCTTCCCTGCTTACCAGGCGAACGGCGACGCCGGCAAACCGAACTACATTCTCGAAGACGGCGGCCAGATCATCTGGCAAGACCTACACCTCGAGTTCACGAAGTCACTGTGGATGGCGCAACGCCTGGCCAAGATCACGCTGATGCGACTGCGCTTCCAGCAGACGCTTACGCTCCAGTGCAAGCTGACCGCCTTCCAGCTCGAGGCCGGCGACACGCTTTACTTCACACACGAGCGCTGGGGCATCACGTCGCAGTCGTTTGAGATCCTGCAGTGCTCGCTGGTGCTCGACGATAGCAACAAAGACGCCCCGGCACTGGCCGTCGACATTGTGGCGCGCGAGACCAGCGCCTCGGTCTACAACTTTCAGCCGCCCACGAGTGCGTCGAATTACGGCGAGTACTCGCCTTACGGAATCACCGGAGTGATGGTCGGAACGGAGTAGCTTCCAGCTATGAATATTCTCCAGCGACAATTTCTCGATCGCGCCGCGGCTGAAGCGGTGAAGGCGAATCATCCGTTCGCGCAGATGGCGGCGTGTGAGGCTGCGCTCGAGTCGAACTGGGGCAACAGCCAGCTGGCGCGCGAGGCCTTCAACCTATTCGGCATGAAGCAGCACTCCCATCCGGTGTGCGGCACCATGACGCTGCCCACCAACGAATTTCTCGATGGAAAGTGGATGGCCTGCAGCGCGAACTGGGTGCGCTATCCAGACTGGCGCGCGTGCTTCGCCGATCGCCTGGCCACGCTCGAGCGGCTCTCAAACGCTTACCCACATTACGCGGCCGCGTTGCGCGCTGCGGACGCGCAGACCTATGTCACCGAAGTTTCAAAGACCTGGTCGACGGATCCCGATCGCGCGAAGAAGGTGATCTCGATCTACCAGGACTACATCACCACAGGGGGAAAACCATGAAGGACTGGAAAACAACACTCGCTGGCATTGCCACGATCGTGGGCGGCCTGTGCGGCGCCGGCTTGAATCTCTACCACAACCAACCTGTCAACACGACTGCGCTGCTTGCCTCGATCACCGCCGGCGTCGGCCTGATCCACGCAGCTGACTCGAAGCCCGCTGATTCGAAATAGCCATGGGCTTACTCGATTTCCCAGATCCGGTCGCAATGTTCGAGGGCGGAAAAACTGCCGGCCTCGAGCGCGAAGTGGTCAATGCGTTCGTGAGTACCGCGTATAGCGCCTGGATCTCCGCGATGTGGCGATCGGGCTCGGCGAAGTGGGTGCTCGTCACCGGCGAAGGCCAGGCCATGAAGGACGCGGCCACGGCGATGTACCTATCGCTTCGCGAGCTGGAGAAAAAAGGATTTCTAACTCTCACCGTGCCGAAGGACTTGCTCGACGCGGACAACCTATCTCGCTTTCAAACTGAGGAGAAAACACCATGAGCTTCAAAGGCATCGTCACGAAACTGGTAACGGCAGCGAAAGATCTCAAATCAGACGTTCTCACAGCGGCCGAGAAAGCGCCGGCGATCGTTGGCGAAGTTGCGAAGGATGCGCCAGAAGTCGCAGCGCTGGTGGAATTGGCTTATCCAGGTGCCGCGCCGATCGAGCAGGCGGCGCTCTCAGCGTTTGAAGTACTCGCTGATGCTGTCGAAGCGGCCGGCACCGCGGCCGGCGCGAACGGGCTGTCGGTGAGCTTCGATCAAACCGTGATCGCAGACGTGAAAGCCGTGCTGCCCGCGCTGAAGGCCTTCGCCGCGAAGCTGTAGCCATGAACCAACCCAGCACTTCCCTGCTCTGCTCGTTCTGCCCGCACTCGGCGCACCCAGGCCAAAAGTGTGCCGCGTGCAACTGTAAAGGCGAGAAGCGCTTCTGGCGCACCCTGTTCGACAGTCTGGGAAATGCGATCGGCCAGGCGAAGTTCGGCGGCTAGCTCGCGGCTTTCAGAGACTTCGCAGGCGGCAGTATCTCGCCCTCGGTGAGCTGCAGCCCGTAGAGGATCTCTTCGCGTCGACGCTTGAGCAACTCCCAGCCGGCCTGGGCGACGTCGGGTTCTTCGCCGACCAGGTCGAGCAGCACGCGGAAGATTGCGAGATCGAATGGCGCTGTCTTCGAGGGCTCACGCTCGACGGCTGCGACGCGATACGCGCACTGTGGGCAGAGGAAGAGCCGCTCCGATTTCGACGTGCGGCGTTTTCCCATACCGAGCGTCTGCGAGAAAACGGTGAGAGCAACGGCCTTCTCGCTGGGTTCGATCTCTCGCAGGCACTTCGAAGAGCAGCAGATTTGCGGCTGACGCGGTCGTCCCATGTGGTTCCTCCGGGGTTTGTTAGCAAACTACCACGGTTTGTTAACAAACCCCTTCATCGTCTCCGAAGGGGCCTGCGGCAGGACTCAGGCTGGTAAACAGCGCCGATCGGTAACCTTACCTCCGTTTCAATTCTAGGCTGTGATCGCTAGGTTTCACGCGCCTCGCGCGGCTACGCTTGAAATTGAAATGACAGCAGCACTCGCACAGTTGCTCGCGCAAGATCCGAAATCGACGCCAGAGGCACCCCTGCCGGCCGAGGTCGACGAGCGCGCGATCGCGTTTCACCAACTCGAGGAGGATCTCGCTGCGGCGCGTGTGGAACTCAGTGCAGCGCAAAAGCTGGTGAGCGAGAAAGAACTCGAACTGATCGAACTGGTGCGATCGTGCGGCGGACCTCATGGTCAGAAGTCGAAGATCGTGCACGGCATCGTGTGGGAGATGATGGCGACGTTTGCGCAATACACCACCCAGGACTCGGCCGCGGTCGAGCGCTTCCGCCAGGCGCTGGTCAAAGCGAAAAAGACCAGGCTGCTGAAAAAGATTTTCTCGGCCGACATCCGCTGGACGATGCAGACGGGCGCGGCTGAAATCGTGCAAACCGAGAAGCTAACGCCGAAGCTAATGGCCCTGCTGTTGATGTGTTCCACCACGCAGGACAAAAAGCCATCGCTCGACGTGCGGGCGAAGAAGAAGCTGACAGCATGACCAGAGAGCAATTCCAACGAGAGCAGCGAGAGCGGATGCGCGAGGCGCGCGAGCGCGAACTCAGGTTGCTGGCCACTGCCCGCGAGACCGCGGATCCGCGCTATGCGGCCGAGGCCGCCGGCTACTGGCTGAAGCGGTGGGCTGGAGCTCCGAAGCCAAAGCGGAATTTTCGTATGCGCACGATCTCGTGCGATCCCTGGCTCATTCCAGCCCGGGCCGTTGCCAGCATCCACGCCGATTACTTCTGAGAGGCGATCCCGCGGCCTGGATACATCCGGCCTGCCCAAAAACGGCGCTGGGCGGGCGTTTCAATTCACCTGAACTGGGAAACGGGCTTTTTGGGGGGTATTTTTACTAGATGGTTAACAAAGATTTGAGCTTCGTAGACCGGCTGACGCTGCAATGCGCGCTCGGGACGGCACTCGGTTACCTCCAGAACATTGAACGCCCAGGCGCGCAGCACGTCTGTGACCTCCTGTACGAAGCCCTGGCCGTCGTCCGACCTGACCTTTTTCCCGACCGTACAGCCGCATGAACCAGGTCGCACTCTACGCTCGCGTCTCGAAGGATCTATGCCGCACCTGCGGCCGAGCTGAGGCCACGCACGTCGAAGCCACAGGGCACGAATTCAAAGGCCAGGATCCGGAAGCTCAGCTGCAACCGCTGCGCGAGATGTGTCGCATGATGGACTGGACGATCGTGCACGAATACATCGACCAAGGCTGGAGCGGCTCTCTCGAGTCGCGGCCGGCGTTCGATGAGTTGAATGCTGCGATCGCAGCGACGGATCCGAAGAAGCCGGCCACGCGGAAATTTGATGGCGTGGTGGTGTGGAAGTTCGATCGCTTCTTCCGATCGACGAAGCACATGCTGCAGGTCCTCGACACGTTCGACGCGAAGAAGTTGGAATTTGTTTCACTCACCGAGCGGATCGACACGTCAACGCCGATGGGCCGCATGATCTTCACCGTGCTCGCCGCGGTCGCAGAGTTTGAACGCAACCTGATGGCCGAGCGGATCCGCAACGGAATGAAGAAACAGGGCGCGAAGAAACCAGGGCCAAAGATCGGCGAACGCGGACCGTCACGCACGACGCAGTGGAGACGCGCGCATCGACCCGAGAATTCCGCGCACTGATCCCCGCATCCGGGCTGCGTCGACGGTGACTTCGATCGGCTCACCCGGGCGGATGTGGGGGTTGGCGATTACTTCCACATCGCCTACCGAATCCAGCATCGGCCTCCACAGCGGTCGACCGTGCTTGTCTCGAAGGCTCTCGAGAAGAAACTTCTCGGTCGGATGCATTATGATCATCGGCCGACTCCTCGGCCCCAACGAGATCGACATCTGGAGCGGACGCTTCAGAAAAGCCTCCAGGTCAAACGCACCGTCGGGCAGTGGGTGCCGCGCGACTGAGATCTCACTCGGAAAACTGAACACGCGGAACGGAAAAGTCCGCACGGCCGCAGTTGCTGCGACGCCACCGAGAGCGATTCGAAGAAAAACACGTCGATTCATGCCGCGATCTTAGCATCCCCGCCTTTGCAGTTTCGTTTTTCCCGCCTTGCATTTTTCCCGCTGTCTCCCTTTCCGAGTGGAACCCCGCTTGCTTCGCCGCTTCGACAGGCGGGTGTTGGGGTTGCTCGTCCAAAAAATGCCTTTTGCTCTGATCGCGCGAAGCGCCTCCGCAATGCTGTGCGTGCAGTGGGGACCCCTCTAACCATGAGCAAGATACTTAATAACCCTAAGACCTACACCTTTCCTGCGACGCTTTGTCGCTGTGACAATCTGTCGCTGCGACGATCTGTCGCCGTGACGTTATGTCACGGTGACATTGGTCATACCAGTGGTCGGGGAGGAACCACGGAAGGTAGCTTTTCCACAGGCGTCCACAGATTTCGCTTGCATAGCGCTAAGCATTCGGGTAGATATTGTCGGCATGGCAGACGAAGCGAAGGTCCTCACGATCCAGGAAGTCGGCAGGCGCGGCGGTGTGAGTCGGGCGAAAAACCTCTCATCGGAGCAGCGTCGTGAAATCGCGCGCCGGGCGGCCCAAGCGCGCTGGGCGAAGAAGACAGACACTCCCGATCCGACCGACCCGAACAGCCCGGACGGTGAGGTTGAGCGACGGGGGCTTGGTATTATGTTAAGCTCGCGCCGCCCCGCCAGGAGCGCTTCCTCTAGCCATCTCAGCGGGAGGAGCCGTGCGGCAGCTGCTTAATCCCCTCTTGACACCGCTGCTAAAAGCTCTGGATGCCAGCCCGCATCCATTCGCTCGTCCATCGAATCCTCTCCCGGTTAGCTTCTGCCGAAGCCTACGAAATCAACCCGTGGTTGCGCGACGACATCCGGATCGCGCGACTGACGGTGCTCCATGCCGCGCGCGGCGATGCCGTCGAGTGCTCCCCGCACGTGCTGTCGAGCTACGAAGTTTTAGGCCTTCACCCGGACAGAGTGTGGCCCGCAATTCAGGCTCGACGAGAAGCTGTCGGGTGGCCACCGTTCGAGGAAGTGTGCGACGCGCCGAAGAAGCCGTCGCAGTCCGTCAAGCTCTGGTTTGAAAAAACGAACGCCGCGAGAGTTAGCAGCTCTCGCGGCGCGATGCAACAAGGTTCTCCGCGAACCACGATCAGTGTGCCTATGGCAGCACCGTCGATAGCCGCACTATACCCCAACCCGGACGCTCCTTCCAGCGCAAAAACGCGCGGGTTCACCTACGCGCAATTGCTCGACATCGTCCGCCATTCCTACGTTCGCGCCGCCGTCCGTCGAGCCACTCTGAACGCCCTGACAGCGCGCGGATCCTGGCCTGGCGAAGATGGCCCGGCGAGCGGAATCATCTGCGTAGCTCTCGATGGCATGGCCCTCGGAGACGAAGATGGCGACGGCCCCTGCTCCAGACGCACAGCCCAGCGACGAGCCAAGCTCGCCTGCCAGCTCGGCTATTGGCGCCTGCTGCACAAGTTCAATCGCTGGCTCAATTGCCCGAAGTGTGGCGCGGAACGCACCTCGGCGACGTGTCCGAATGAGCAGTGCAAACACCGTGGCCGCTCCAGAAATCGGGACGGCTCAACCAACACAAAAGAATTTTGCCGTCCCTACACTTTCGAGATCGACATCGAAAAGTTTCTGACCGCGACGCCTCCGAAGTTTGTTCGGCACTTCTGCGCGCGCACCTGGAAGGAACACAAGACAGCGGCCAAGCGCGGAGAGCACCCGAACGTCACCGAGATGCCGTCGCGGAGGCCCGCGCAGCCTGACGCTCCGCCGCCGACTCTTCCGCCCACCACCGCTGCCCCGCTCAAGCGGCCGGCCGCGGAACACGCACACCGCAGCCCGGAGCGCAGATTGCCGAGCCTCACGACTCGCCAGCGCGCGGAGCTCGTCCGGAGAATCCCAATTTTCATGAAGGGCTGCCACGGCACACAGAGAGCGCCGGAAGGTGGGATGGGAACCTTCGTCGGACCCGAAGATCCGCGCTATATCGCACCGATGGACAAACACTCCGCGATGCTCGCGGCGTGCAAGTCGATGTGTGAAGGCGATGAGGCCTACGGATTCCGCGGTCAAGGCGTCTCGATGGAGAAAGCACTGGAAGCCCTGGCGGATGCGGGCTTCAAGGTGGACCCGGAAAGTTCGTGAAGCAAAACGAACGGCGCGGATCATGACTCCGCGCCGCCGTCGAAACGTTCTAGCCCAAAGGAGGGAAACCGAAAATGGCAACCCTGGCAGCATCATACCGCACCGCGCTCACGTTGCAACCTGGCGTCGAGCAAAACCCTAAGCCTGTCACCACCGGACAAGTCTGCCGCGATCTCGAAGAGTTGTGCGCGGCCGGATTTCTCGAGGCCTTCCGCGATGAATTCAACATCGTGCGCTATCGCCCCGTGCGCCCGCTGGTGACGAGATGACCTTACTGACTGAGTACCGACAGTCTCCATGCTCGGTCGGTCTGGAGGGCGGCGGAGAAACCATGGGAGGAACCGCCGCCCTCGAATTTTCTAGGCTCGCGCCATCGGTCGAGTGGATGCGCTACTGCGCAGTCTGCGATTCGGAGCAGCGCTTTGTCGCCGGCTGGATCTGCGATCTCGGGCTCGTGGGCTGCTGCTCCACATGTGGCGACGAGCGCGTGCTGCCGTTCACGCGGATGAATTCGGAGGTCGCATGAAGAAGCGGCCTTTCAATTTCGAGTGGACTTTCTCGTCGCGAGTGCGTGAGCGGAAGTGTGTGAACTGCTCGACGCTCACGCCCGGATTTCTCACGCTTGCGAGCGGCGTTCGCAAGCCGCTTTGCTCAACCTGTTTTTTGTCTCAGATGAAACCTTCCGTGCTCACGGCGCGGAAGCAGCCAACTTCCGCGCCTCCGTGCGAGGCGAGATTGGAGCAACTTCGCCTATGTTGACCTTCCATGGGAAACAGGAACTTAAAGACGAGCGCATCGCTCAGGTGCGCGCCCATCGCCTCGCCGATCAACTGGTGAAAGGTCAGTACTGGCAAGACGGCAAGGGCTGCGCCGTTGGCTGCACCATCCACAGCAGCGACCACCGGGCCTACGAGACCGAGCTCGGGATCCCGGTCGAGTTGGCCTACCTCGAAGACACCATCTTCGAGAACCTCTCGAACGGTAAAGCTATGTTGTGGCCTGAACGTTTTCTGCGGGCGATTCCGGTGGGTGTCGATCTGCGCGCAACGCACATCAACAAACGCCTGGTGCTGGCGTGGCTTACCGATGAGACGCGCGGCTTGGTCCCGCGCATTCGAAACGAAGAGACGAAGAAGTTGGCGCTCGAGCTCGTCGAATTCTTGAAACAAGGAATAGCTGAGCCATCGCCGACGCTTCCGCCAGCCCTTCTAAAGGATCTCGCCGATCGCGCCGATCTCGCCGATCTCGCCTATCTCGCCGATCGCGCCGATCTCGCCGATCTCGCCTATCTCGCCTATCTCGCCGATCGCGCCGATCGCGCCGATCTCGCCGAAATATTTCTGGAAGTGCTCGCCGCTAGCGCGCCGAGCACTTCCACGCCGCCGGCAGCAACGCGAGGAGCGACGCGATGAACTCCGAACTCCTCAACCTGTGGCTCTTCGCCCGCGCGATCGCGAAGACCGCGTGCATGACCGGCATCGGGCCGTTCTTCCTCTGCGCCTGGCTGCGCTCGATGGGGGCGAAGTTTTATTGTCCGATCGCGATCGGCAATCTCTATCGCGTCGAGGGCTATCACACGGGCGACTTCGTCGGTGAAGTCGAGCGTGTGAACCGAGACATCGCGTTCGTCCGCGTGACCGATCCGATGCGGCCGACGCCTCGTGTGAAGAACCGCTGCGCGTTCCCAGAGTGCATCCGCGAAGACTTCCACTTCGGTGATCACGAGTTTGTCCGCGTGCGCGAAGGTGTGCTGCTCGAAGTGTCGTGGCGCGCCGCCAAGTGGGTGCCGATTTTGCTTGAACAAGTTTCCGGGGGCGGGCAGTTAGCCCACGAAGGTGTAATTCCGTTGCAGCGCCGGGCAACAAGCCCGCCCCGGAAAGTGAGGAGGAGAGCGTGAGCGAAAAGATTCAGTTGTGGTACTGCGAGACCTGCCAGATCGAAGGCGCGGTCCGGCTCGATCCAGTGCAGGACGTCTATGGGGCAATCCAACGGTTGCTGGTTGCTCACGATGTAGCGAGCCCTGCCTGTCACGAGGGCAGCGAACAAAAGGTTCTTCGAAGCATGCGGATTCGCGGACCGGAATGCACGGACCTTGAGTGGGCGGAACTCACGAAGGACAGAAAAGACATAGCGTTGCCGACCAGATCGAGGCACGCATGAGCGACAAGTTTCGGAATTTTAAAGATGAAATCTGCGTGAGGCATCTCTTGCCCCTCGAGAATCGCCTTGACAAAATGTGGCCGCACAAGCAGCCGAAGATCACGCTTCTGATCCGCACGCCCTGGTTGCCGGATGGTGGAATCCTCATCACTAACGACTCTGTAGATGAAATCGCCGCGGAAATCGCACGACTCGGCGCAAAAGAGCCTGTGCGATGAGCGAACACTTCACCCGCAACACGATCTCCGCCGAGTTCTGGTGTGGCAAGTGCCAGAAGCGCACACAGCACAGAATCGACGATCGCCGACGAGGTCCGTGTCTCGAGTGCATCGCGCGACTCGAAGCGCAGCACCAGGTGATCGACATCGATGAGTTGCGGCGGAAGTTGCGAACGCCAGAGCAGAGGGAGTTGTTCACATGCTGAGACTCAAGTTGGAATATTTCGAGACGAAGCCGGATGAGAGCGGCTATTCAATTGAAGTCAATCGACAGGATCTCCTCGACGTCGTCGTTGAGGATGCGAAGGACAGCGACCGCCTCGTCGATGTTCTCACTCGGTTTCTGCGGCCACATGTCGAACTAGCGAAAACACTGGCGACAAAAGCCGATGTGTGACGAGATCAAACTCTCCGACGGCTCTTCCCTGCTGCTCTGCGGACTGCGCGCATTCCGCAAGTTCTGCGCCTGCGGCCGGCAAGCCACCCTTCTTTGTGACTGGAAAGTCGCGGCTCACAAATCGGGCACGTGCGATCGGCCGATCTGCGCGCGACACGCCAAGCAGGTTGCCCCTGGCAAACATCTCTGCCCGCTGCACCAGCAGCTCTACGACCGCTGGCGGCGCGAGCATCCGGACGACCGAAAATTCTCGATCGATGAACAGCGATCGCTGTTTGAGGACGCAGCATGAAATGCAACTTCTGCGGGTGCACTGACGACCAGCCGTGCGCCATCGCCATGATGACTGGCCCCACGCCGTTCGATCCGGAATATCCGATGATCGCGTCGCCTGGTCAACTCTCACAGTTCACGCTTTCCTGCCACTGGATCGCGCCACACGTCTGTTCGGCTCCAACCTGCGTCACGCGCGGCTACCAGGAACGCTGCGCGCTGATCGAAATACTTCTTCTCGAGGAGGAACTGGTCGCATGACCGCCAAAGAGCTGATCGCAAACCTTCGGTCCCTCGGAACGCTCGATGGACACGTGATTTTCAACTACCTGGCCGAGCACACCTACGAAGCCAAGCTTGCCACTGGCCAGCAACTCCGCGACGCGAGCGACTTCAAAGCCTTTCTGCGCGAGCTCGCGGAAGAAGCGAAGATTCCAGGGCCGTCGCATTTTCAACGAAGCACGGAAGTCTCAACTGCTGCGGGAAACGGGACAGGGCCGAAAGTGCTTCCGCCGGCTCCTCAGCGTCGTTACGAAGATGCGACCTGCCCGCGTTGCGGACACGTCCACGAAGGCGACGGCGAGTGTGGCGTGCTCATCGGCGGCGGACGCTACTGCCGTTGCGAACTGGAAGTGCCGGCATGAACACCGCGATCATCGTTGTCGTATCCGCGGGCGCCGCGCTAGCTCTCGCGCTCTTTATTCGCGACATCCTGATCTGGTCCTACAAGGAAGGCTACGAGCGCGGCCGCAAAGACGCGGAAGAAGCCTGGGCAAAGTTGGGGTGCGAAGTCGACCAAGCGCGGCAACAGATCTGGCGAGAAGAAGGGATGAATCAGCGTGGCGATGCGGCATAAAGGCTACACGCTTGACGATATCTTCATTGCAGTGATCGTCGGCATCGGAGTCGGTTTCTTCGCCAGTATGGCCGTCTACGTCTTCCTGGCGCATCAATGAAGAGATTCCACAATTTGACGGGCCTGATGATGGTCTATGCAAGTGGATTGTTGGCGGGACTGGCTATGGCTCACGCTGTTCCTTCTTGGGTAACTCCGCCAAATATGATTTTGTCGTGCGTCGGGGCGTTTCTGGCTTCGAAACGGAGCTAGCTCCTAGCGGCATAGTACCTCGGTAACGTACTTCCCTTCCCGAAATGGCCCTACACTGAGGCCTCGACCTGCCCAAAGGTCTTGTTTCGAGGCATCCCGGCGCCATGCCCGGTGATCCCCGTTTTTGCCCCTGCTAAACGTGTCTCCAACCCACATGCGCTCAGTCGGTTTCCTAGCCCACGATCAGTCTCAATTCACCAAGGCCAAAACCTTCGTCTCCAAAGACGACGCTGACTGGCTCGTCACCAAGATGGCTGCCGAGCGGATCTCGAGCAAGCTGATTCGCGCGTTCGCGCCTGATTCTCCATTTCGCCTCCTCAACCTCACTCCGCGCGAGCCTCAGCCTTCCAAAATGTCTATCGCCGCTGAAATGCACGGCGTCCGCTTCCAGCTTCCGATGGATTCGATGTGGCGAGAAGAACACCTGATGGCTACGCGCTCGCTGCAAACGCGAGCGATGCTGACTTTTAAAGCGTGGCAACAGACTGCACCTCAGCAACACACTCAGACCTCGTGACCTGCCCGTGCCCAGATTTTCACTTGAATGGTTCCATGCGGCCGTCGACGTCGCGGAAATTCGATCGTCACCAGGTGGCGACAAGCTTTCTCCAGAAACCGTTCTCATCCTCGCCTACTTCATGGGCGATAAGTCTGTGACTGGCATCGAGAAAGCGACTCGCTGCGGCACTCTAAACAAGCCGGATCGCAGCTCGCAATACGATTCTCCTGAGTATCTGGCTCCCGAAAAACTGCGCCACGCGATCAATGCGCTGGGAACCCACGTCCGTACATCGCAGGCAAACCAGGACCGGATGCAACGTCAGTTGATGAACTTGAAACTGCGCAACGCCGTCGTCGTCGCCGCTATCACCGCGATGATTGCTCGCGCGCCGGAGATAGTGGCGTTGGTGGAAAGGTTGCTGCGATGAAGTCTTTGACACCTGAGCAGCGCTACAAACTCTACGTTCGTTGGTGTGGTTCGCTGGGGATCGTGCCAGCGTTGTTCACGACGTGGTTTCGCGAAGCAAACATCGAGCGATGAACGCATGCCGCATCGAGCGCCGATCGCGCAAGGCAACGTCGACCCACACGCCGATCGTGATCGGCTACGACGCCGGCGCGAAGGTATTGGACGACTCTACGATTCAGTGCAGTGGCGACAACGCACGCGGCCGTTCGTCCTGGCGCGCGATCCGTTCTGCAAGATCGCGAAACTGTGCGGCGGCAACGCTCTCAGCACCGACGTCGACCACATCGTGCCGGCTGAGAAGTACGTCGCGCAACACAACGGCGACTGGCGGTTCTTCTTTGATCTCAACAATTTACAGGGAGCCTGCCATGCTGATCACACCGGCAAGACCGCGGCGGGGGGGTAGGGGGGGCGAGTTTCGCCGCAGCGGTGGCCTACGACCGGCTTCAAACACCACACACGCGGCCGCAGCAAAAGAATTTTCGGTGAAAAGTGGGCGGTAAAGGATCCGGCGGCCGCAATCGTAAGCC